GCTCTTTATTTTGCAGTATACCGTCATCGCGAGTTTTCATCGCTTATGATGTTAAGTCCCATCGCAATTGGGTTTGGACGATGGATACGTTCCTTCTTTATTTCTCCTACACCGAATGTTTAACTAATTCCGCCGGTCATCCCAGTACGTTTCGTAATCTTCCGGCTGTTCATCCCAAGCCGTTTCTTCAACTTCATCTAGTGGAATATCTCCGTTATCCAAAGCGTCCTGGACTTTATCTCGCTTGACCTTAATCTTTCGCTCCACCGTCTTCCATTCGTCTGCCGGAACAGGAACGGGGGAAACTAGTCCTTCCTCCGGAATATCATCATTTGAGAATTCCTCCTCTTCATCAACACTCTTCCATGTATGGTTAGTTACTGGTGGATTTCGGTGAAGAATCAGTTCTCGTTTTGTGTATGGATTTGGTAGAGGCATAGGCATAGGCTCACTCACCTTCTCAAGAAAGCTCGGTCCACGAAATTGACGTTGGGGGCGCTGAGTGTTCGTATTCACAATCATCGCCGGAAACTCCTCTTCTACAATCTTGATTTCGGGAGCAGGCCGAGGATTCTTGCGATTACGCAGATGTGGGGGAATATAAGGTACCGACATGATAGATACGTTTCGTATATTCAGACTGCGAAAATCCGTTTTGGAAAACGAACTTACATAGTTGATTGGTGTACAATCCAAAGATGACGTGTGGTGTAACTATTTCGTCCACTGGATCAGTTGCTGAGATTCAAGTTCCAGCAAAAACATCCGATGTCCTAGAATGGATTCGCAAGAAGTACAAGACAACAGCTATTCAATTTCAGGGGAAAATTCAAAATCCTTTGAAGGAGACTCAATGGCTAGCTGTATTCGCAGCACCATGTGATGACCAGGATTCAGCAAATTCACACATGCTGCCGTCGCCATTCGACGAGGAACTGTATTCAGGCAATATCATTATACTCGCAACCGAGTCAGAAGACCAGGACGAGTATGAGCCTAACGTATCCGAGTATACGAACTTGAAAGCTTCGGACTATAATGCTCTTTATCAGGAATGGACATTCGCAGACAATGAGGAAGAAGATGATGAAGGTATTGTTGCTGCAGCAGACGAAGACGGTGAAGAAGAGGATGAGGACGGTGGTGAAGAAGAGGATGAAGAAGACGACGTTGTTCGTGAACTTGTTCATGCTCGTCCAGTTCATTCGCGTTCAAAGAATGTGTTTGTAGACTCTGCTATTCGCGATAAAGTCTTGGAAAACTTCACTGAACTTCTCGAAGATGCAGAACTTGCTCGAACGCTCGAAGATTCAGTCTTGCATGTTATTAGCGACCAAGCTTTGAAGGAAGGTATCGAAGTTGATTGGGGCAATCGTGTGTTTTGGAGTATGTATCGTAATCGTGCTATCTCTATTTATGAGAATATTATGGGTACTCGCGGATATGTTCAGAACACGGAAGATTGGGCCACGAAACTAAAAACTGGTCAAATTACACCCAGGTTATTTGCTGAGATGACTGCAGTCGATATGTTTCCTCAGCGGTGGAAGGCAGCTATCGAACGGATTATCGAGAAGGAAAAGACGTTATACACCAACAAGGGTACTGCTTCTATCTTTATGTGGTGTTCTCGGTGCAAGAAGAAGGCGAAGTGTGATTATTATCAGCTACAGACGCGTTCGGCGGATGAGCCGATGACGACGTTTGTGACGTGTCTTGAGTGTGACCGACGCTGGAAATTTTAATCGACACATCATTCGCAGGAACAATAATAGAAGGCTTGGGAGATTTGTAAATTGGGTCGATAAGTTCATTGGATAGTTTATCATTCATCTTACCTATCGCAAACGGAGAATCTACATTTCCAGGATAAACATATATTGGGTGTAATCCATTTGTTATTTCCGGTTTCATAACGTCAGGTGTTGTTTCACCGAACTTCTTCTTGAAATCGCGTATAATCGTATCCGGTATCTGAGGAGATGTTTCTTCTAGTCGTCCAGATTCATCGCGTACGATTTTTAACATGTCTTTCGCAGGCATTCGTTCAGAGCGTGGAAGAGCAAGTTCAATAAGAATAAATTTATATATCTTTTTATACGTTATATCTGCTATACGATGAGATTCTGAACGTTTTGCCCAGGCAAAATAACTACTCACGGTTGTTAGCATAGCAACGGAAAGAGTTATAATTCCAATAGCAATATTTGCTATGCCGGTATCTCTCACCAGTGCCGTTACTCCAATTGACGCAGAGCCTGATAATGTAGCCATAACGATGGACGGTAAAGTTATAGCAGTGCTTAAGTGAGAATAATACTTTTCCGAACGGTCATGTAACCAAGAATAGCAAAGAGACCGTTCCCCCTCGTCTGATAATATTTTTTCAAGTTGGGAGTTCCATGATGCTTGTCCAATAGAGTCATCCATTGTAATTTCCTGGTAGTAATTAATGGTGTGGGTGTATGACTACCCGCTTTCAAAGGATGAACGAAAAATCCAGCTGTTCCTCGAGGAACAGTTTGGGAAACGAAGACCGGTTGAAAAAATTGTACGTCTAATGAGTTTGTACCGCTACTTGAGAACACATACGTTTCGGTCAGCTCATGATATCCAGACATCATTTTTCATGGACAAGAAACACCAAACCCCTATATTCAATGAAGATACCGCACAAACGGTATATAGAAGCCTTCATCATCGTGGAGGGTCTAGCGAATACGCGTACGCGAATGAACTTATTAAGTTGAGTGGCGAATACGTTAAATCTCACGACCCTACCCCAATTTCGTGGATAGCCGAAAAACTTTTCCAACTTCTTGTTCTTCCTGCGAATATTGCGAAAACAGTCATTGGATCAGAAACATTTGATTTAAGTGCAGATTCTCTCCATGCACTTATCGAGACAGGTGTATCTGGTGTGAACGGAGTTGCTGCTGATGCTGGAGGACCAATTGGACTTGCTGCCGTAGGTATGTTTACGGCGATTGCTGCTGGCGTTGGTGCGTCACTCGCATTAGCTCAAGGTGATGTTGCTCAGTCCATAGTTCACATTGTGAACTTTATTCCGGGAATAGGACCTGCTCTCATCAAAGCTCTGAACAAGCTTGAACATATCGGGAAAAACATCGATTCGCATCGGGAAAAGTTTGGAAAAATTCCGTTTGTTGGACCGTATCTTCGCGATATGGTTCCCGACTTGAAAAAGAAAGGTGGTAAACAGTTTTCAACTAGACGGCATAAGGTAACCAAATGTCCGACGACCAGACGGAACAAGTTCGCACGACACTGAAAGAATGGGTAGAGCTTGATAATCAAGAGCGGTCTCTTCGTCAGCAAATCAAGGAAATCAAGGATAAGAAGACAAAAAACTCCGAGCTTATCCTGAAGTATATGCGTGATAATTCAGTGGACGATTTCAAGATTGAAGGACAGGGAAGTTTGAGTCGCTCAGTGCGCACATCCCGTCCTCCTCTACGTCGTGAACAAATTCGTACCCAGCTTCTTATCCAGTTTGCTGACCAGCCACAACGTGTAGCTGAAGCTCTGCGGTCAATTGAAGGAGTTCCGGAAGGGTCAGATGATATGTCTGTTGGTGGAACTCAGCGCGAACTACTTGTTCGCCACATTCCCAAGCGTAAGACGTGAAATAGCATCTTTCGCTGCTAGTTGTTCTGCCTGCTTTTTCGTAGGAGCTGTCCCGATTCCCAAATGAATACTTTTTTCATCTACCGCAGCCATAGTATACATGTTTGTCGACGCAGAAATAACTGTATAGGTAGGCGTATGATGAAATCTAGCTTGGTACAACTTTTGCAGTTGTTCCTTGAAGTTCCGATTATTCATTAGAATTCGAGGAATATCAATATAGGTCTCAACCAAACAAACCACAAACGAATACAGAATCTTGAAATCATTACCAGAATCAGTCCACAATGCTCCAATAAATGCTTCTAGGATATCTCCTAGTTTCTTGGAGTTTATACGTCCGGCACACACATCTTCATTGTGTCGTGAAATAATATAAAACTTATCCAATCCAATTTTTTGGCTTAGAGTTCCAAGCATTTCGTTACATACAATTTCCTTCTTCAAATCGGTCATAAATCCTTCATTTTCGTCCGGAAACCGTTTCATCAAGTATGTAGACACACATGCTCCCAAAATCGAGTCACCCAAATGTTCTAGTCGTTCGTATGATTCATCAAATAAACCAAGACAGTCTCGTGGTTTTTCTGCTAGTTGAGCCTCTTCTCCCGTTGGACTAGTATATTCTGCTCGCTTAACGTATGATGAATGAACCATCGCACGCTGAAATAGTTCAGTACTAGAAATACCAAAATCACAATTATGTTTGGAAAGAATCGCTTGGATATCCGGCTGAGTAAACAAGCGATTTTTTGAATTGAATGGATTGTAAAGAACTTGCGTGCTCATTTCTTTAGTTTACGACTGTTCTGTTTATTCCTACGAGTCCGTTTTCCTCCAGCCGAAGACAGAACACTCTTAACAACAGAATCAATCTTCTTCCAGTTCGTTAAAAAAAGTTGAGCTTCCTCAGGATGCTCAGTCTTTAATGTTTTCAGAGCCACCGACAGTGACTTTTCGATGCTTGGTTCGTATTTCTGAATAAGGTCTGGAATCTGCTTAATCGCAGCATCTCTCGCTGCGTTTTTTAGAAAGTCAAACGCCATTACTCATACCGCAGACATTATTCATCGTTATCGCCAGGAACAGTTCGCGTAAAACTGAACTCTTCCGAGACCATTTCCCGCTTACGATTTTCTACAATCCACTTGAACAACCCATCAGCATTGATTTGAGTCGCACTCGCAAAGTACTGATTCGTAAGTTCCTTTAGGTCCTTTTGGGATAGAGACCATGGCTTTGTCCATTCTGAAGGACGCTTGATGGAAATCGTTGAACCGTCTTCCTCCACCTTCACCTTCTTGAACTCACTGAATTCAGGACGCTTCAGAATTTCAGCAATATCTAGCTCTACAATTTTACGAGCGTCGCGTTTCTCATACACTTGCTTATTCAAATCACGAAGTTCATCGTCAATCTCGCGGTAGTTGCGAATATGCGCCTTAAGTTCAACTAGAGTACCCTGCATTTTTACTTCATGGTAAGAAGTAAGAAGATTATCCGTTTTCAATACAATGTACTTTGATTCGAGCGAAGTAGAAAATCTGCGAAAAGTGTTCAACCAAGAACGCCCGTCTAAAACACCTATACAGAAAGGGTCTCCAGACACCGTATGGAAAAACATTCAGTCACGTCTTCAGGATGAATGTTCTAAGAACAATGCAGAGTGTGTTATTGTATCTCTTCTGTCCAAACCCAAAGCTCCTTCTACGTGGAGAACAAATCCAGAAGAATGGTTATCATCTATTGATATTGATGCTGTCGAGAAAAGGTATCAGAAGATTTTTCCCGAATACTTTTACGTCGGAACAGTCCCTATAGATTTTGGATCTAAATCCAAGACTGGTACGTGTCTCGTAAATTCCCTATGTTCCCTCGATATTCGTGAAATTTATAGGAAAGGGTATCGTCAAATAGGCATAGTGTTCAACACAGATAAAAGCACCGGTCCGGGCGAACACTGGATTGCTCTTTTTTGCGATATTCGTCCCGATTTAGACTTTCCGCGAATAACGTATTTTGACTCGTATGCGACCAAACCAGAAAAGGAGATTCAACAACTCATGAAACAATGGTCAGAATCATGGAATTCTACAGGTATCCACAAGAAGCCTATGGCTATAACGTACAACAAAACTCGTCACCAGTACGAAGATTCCGAGTGTGGAATGTACTGTTTGTATTTTCATTTGTGCTGTTTAGTTGGTATTCCAATGAAAGACAAGATTCCTGACCAGGTCGTTAGAGGTTTTCGTGGACTTCTATTTAAAGTATAATATAATGGACTCACATTGGGTTAGATGGGTTAATGTTGTCGTGAGTGTTTTGTTTGTTGGAATTATCATTTATGCATTTTTTCAGGCGATTATTCGTAGTCCTAAGTAATAATGGACTGGTATCAGTATTCCGGGACAGTGTTGGCTGCAGCCATTGTACTTGGACTCATAGGATATGCTCTTTACCATCTTTTGACTCCTTCGGACATTCAGGCGTCGGTTGCTGCTGAATCAACGTTTAACGCGTACCAAACAGTTATGAAACTCGCGCCTTTGGGATGCCCTACGACGCCATCATACCGGCTGTGTGATTACTATATGGCTTCATCGGCCTACTCTCTGTTTCCTGGCTCAAAGATTTATGATTATATTACCGACAGCGTCATTCCACCACTGATGAAATCAGGTCCGCGTCTTGTTGAATTGGATATTTACACTGATGTATCAGACAATCCAGTGGTAGGCTTGAAGAATCAAACTCTTGGGACAGATTATGCTTATAATACAGTATCATTTGAAGCGTGCTGCGTAGCATTAGCAAATAATGCATTTAATTCTGTAAGTTGTCCCGTTTCTTCTGACCCGTTTGTGCTCAGTCTAGTGTTCCATACCGATAAAACGAATGTGATAGATGCGTGCGCACAAATTTTGAAAGATACGTGCCACACTTATCTTTTGGATTCGTCCTACAGTTACCAGCGCAAGAATCTAGCAATAGAGCCGGTATGCAATCTGCAATCTAAACTTATTGTTGTATCCGGACCTGAAACGAAAGGAACGTTGATGGACGAAGTAGTGAATATGTCTTGGGGAACATCTACGTTGAGGCGATTAACGTACAAGCAAGCATCCCAGACGCAAGATAGTGATGAACTGATAAACAATAACCGCAATAATATCACGATGGTTGTTCCGGATATTGGGTCGGATTTAGTGAATGTGAACCCTCAAATTCTGTTAACATATGGATGCCAGTGGAACTTGATGAATTATGGGTCAGTAGATAGTGCGATGGAAGTTTATATTGGCGAATTCCAAGAAAACAGTCTCGTATTAAAACCCGAAGCTCTTCGCGCACTCGCAGTCAAAAAGTATGCTCAACCAGTACTTCCAGACCCGGCAGTATCTTTCCAGCCCATGCAGAAAACTTCACCAATCTACACTATCACGGTGTAATCTAATAAATTCTCGCGTTTAAAACAAAAATGTCGAAGTGGATGGTTCACCTAAAAAAGACGATGCGCGCGCACAAGGGCATGAAGCTGGGTGCGGCCATGAAGCTTGCGGCCAAGACGTACAAGAAGCACAAGGGTGGTGCTGGCGAGGGTGCTGAGCCTGCGGGTGCTGAGGGTGCGGATGCCGCGGCTACGGCTGCGGATGTATCGGGAGGTCGCCGCCGTTCCCGTAAGGGCGGAAAGACTGCGCGCCGCACGCGTCGCCGGTAGATATCATTCTAACCATTACTAACCACATAGACCGTAATAAACCATTCCTATAGGCGCACATCTTTGTGTCCATACGAAAGGTTCGGCCTCGAAGTCCATTTACGGAAAAAAAGATTATACTGAACATACAAATACAATGGGTGGTGGCCTTCTTCAACTCGTAGCCTATGGCGCTCAGGACG